TGCGGTCCTACATCATCGGCAAGGGCGTCAAGGTCATGTTCAAAGACCCCAAGCGCCAGGACATCTGGGACAAGTTCGAGAAGCGCTCCAAGTTTGCCGAGAAGCTGCGGACGGACACCGAGACCTTGATATGGGCGGGCGAGCTGATGACCGAGAAGGTCATGGAAGCCGACGGCCCCAACATTCGCCAGATCGACCCGAGCACGGTCTGGGAGATCGTGACCGACCCGCTGACGCCCGAGAAGCCGCTTTATTTTCACCAACAGTTCCCGACCCAATGGCAGCTGATCTACCACAACAACGACAAGTCCAGCGAGTACGTGATCAACGACATCGACGGCGACAAGGTCATTCACATCAAGATCAATTCGACCCCCGGCGAGAAGCGCGGCCGGTCGGACCTGTTCGCCGTGCTCAGCTGGATGAAACGCTACCGCGACTTTTTCAACGCCAAGGTGGTCAAGGCCCAGATGGAGGAAAGCTGGGGGCTGGACATCGCCGTCGACGGCAGCCAATCGGACGTCGACCAGATCGCCCAGAACAACAATGTGACCCGGGTGCCACCCGCGGGCAGCGTGCGCGTCCACAACAAGGACGTCGAATACTCCTACCTGCAGCCGACCAGCAGCAGCACCCAGGGGCGCGACAACGTGGGTGAACAGCTCAAGAACGTGATCGCGGTGGGAGCAGGCATAGCTCCTGAGTGGCTGGGCGAGAGCGCCGGCGGGGCGACCCGGGCAACGGCCTTCGTGAAAGAGGATCCAGCCAGTCGCAACATCGAGGACAAGCAGCAGGTCGTGGAACGCTACGTCCGCGAAGTGGCAGAATTCGTCATGGCCAACAGCGAAGTGGCCGAGGGATCAGATGACACCTTCGAAGTCATTTTCCCCGAGAGCCAGACCCAGGACAGGACGGCCAAGATCGCGGACATCATGAAGGCCGAGGCCGCCCGCTACATCAGCCACGAAAGGGCGGCAGGCATGGTGGCCAAGGAGCTGACCATCACGTCCTACGACCAGGCCGACGAACAAGCGGACATCGACGCCGAGCGCGACGCGGGCGGGGGCAACCCCGAGTGGGCTGGGGCGGCCAAGCCGCCCGCGGGCCCGGCCCCGGCGCCCGGCGCGCCTGCGGGGCCAGCCAAGGGCAACGACCTGGCCGCCAAGGCCAAGGCTGAGCAACGCTGATGCAGGAAGCCGTCACCCAAGCCCGGGCCGCGGGCAGGCTCACCCAGAAGGAAGTGATCGAGCGCCTGTATAACCACGCGCTCAAAGTCCTTCGGGGCCAAGAGAACGAATCGGTGGACCGCTTGCTGAGCGCCTACCGCCTGGCCCAGGACCAGATCGTGGCCCAGATTTACTCGCGCTACGGCGGCACCGAGGGCTGGACGCTGCTGGAATGGGAACAAAGTGGCCGGCTGGGCGAGCTGCTGGCGATGGTCGACGACACCCTGCAGCGCCTGGCGGCCGCGGCCAGCGACGAGATCGGGGCGGGCGCCCAGGTCCAGTTCGTGAACAGCTACGACAGAACGGCCTACGCTCTGGACCAGGCCACCCCGGCCGACCGGCCGATCGCGTACTCGAGGGCGCCCGAGGACGCGGTCAAGATCCTGACCAACACCCCGTACAAGGGCGCGATGTTCAGCCAGCGCATCGGCCTGATCACCAACGCAATGGCCAGCGACATCCGCGACGAGCTGACCCAAAGCCTGATTCAAGGCGAGAGCATGGAACAGGCGGCCAAGCGGGTGACCGGCGTGATCGGCATCAGCGACGTAGAAAGCCCCAAGTCCTACGCCAACCGCGGCCGGGTCATTGCCCGCACCGAGATCATGCGGGCGCAAAATATGGCGCGCAGCTTTCTGTACGAGCAGAACAAGGACGTGGTCGACGAGGAAGTCTGGATGGTGACGCCCGACGACCGCCTGTGCCCCTGGTGCCTGCGGCGCGAAGGGCTGACCGACACCGAGATCCGCGACAGCGACCCCGGCGACGACCCGTGGGGCAACGACACCGAAGCGCCCCTGCATCCCCATTGCCGGTGCGTCAAGGCGCCCAAGCTGAAAACTTGGAAAGAACTTATCGGCCTGGACATGCCCGAGCAGCTGACCGACGACACCCGCGGCATGCGCGACGACAAGGGCGACTGGGTCATTGCACCCGTTGAAACCTTCGACGCATGGAAGGCGGCAAAAACAGACGACTTTGCATTTGAGCTGGGGGCTGAATGATCAGCGTCGACATGGACACCAAGGATTCGGTCATCATCATTGTGGACGACGGCCACCGTACCACGCTGACCCTGGCCCCCCAGGACGGGGCTGACCTTTTGAACCAGCTCACCGAATACTATGGCGTGATGGAATGGGGCCAAGGTACGGACGAGAAGCCAGACAAGAAGGGACTGCTTGCAAGGCTCAGGGCACGCTTCAACCTCGGAGGAAAGGCATGAGCAATATCGGCCCCCAGCATTTCAGCCACAAGTGCGCCACCTGCGACGACCTGATCACCGGCGTCGGGGAAAAGGAATTTGAGGCCAAGTGGGAGGCCCACAAGGCCGAGCACGTCCGCGACGCCGAGCGCCTGGGCGGCGAGATTTCCGTGCCCACGGCCGAGGAACTGAATGCCGCGGCCACCAAGGCCAAGGCAACCACCGCGGGCCTGCAGGCCATGTACAAGAACGACGCCGACCACACCCGCGACATTGAAAAGCATTTCGACGGGGTGAGCCGCATCGAGCGCCGGCTGCCCCAGCTGATAGACTTTGCCTTCAAGCTGGCCAACGCCATCGGCGCATGGGCGAAGGAAAAGGACTACCGCGTCAAGTCCCTGAAGCTGGGCAACATCTACTGGACGCCAGCGGGTGACATCGCGGCAGAATTTGAATACGACAAATACAACATCGTGACCGAGCCAGCGCCAGAGTACCTGAAGCGAGGCTTTGTTCGTTTGCCACAGCTGCAAGCCCATCACCCGGCCGCGTTTGAATTGTGCATGACGCTGGGCGAGCACCTGTGCAACATCATCGACATGCGCCGCGCAACGCCCAAGGACATCGGCTTTACCAACCTTCATCATTTCACGAATCCCAACACCAACACCGAGAACTGGTCCTTCAGGATCACCAACCACCGGGCGATCATGAAGGCCCAACGAGCGCACCTGTGAAGCTGGACCCGAAAGAGGCCCGCTTGATTTCCCAGCTGCGGCACACACCGACATGCAAGATGACCATCGTGAAATACGGGGGGGAGATAAAAGCCATGAAAACAGAAATCGACGCAGACCTGGCCGACAAGGCCGCGGCCGAGGCCCAGGCCAAAGTTCCCCGTGGAACACACCGCGAAATCGTAAAAATTTCTGAGCCGGTCAAAGAGGCCCAACCCCTTATAAACATTGAGCCAACCCGCACCCAGGAAGCCCTACACTAGCCCAAGTATAAAAATATGTTTTGACACCATCCGTGGTGGGTGTTAAATTTCCAAGGATTTCAAGAGGCGGTCTCCACCTGACATGGGGGCGGTAGCCAAGCGCAGAGCCGATAAGGCGAGCGCGGGCCACCGCCCCCTTTTTCATGGGCAACATGCCAAGCTGGGTCAAAGACGAGGACATCTGGGACAAGGCCAAGAAGGCGGCGGGAGATGACGCTGCGCCAGCCCTCGTTACCCACGTCTACAAGAAGCTGGGCGGGGCCATCGGTGAAGGCGCCCCGGCCGACTTGGACGACAAGGAAGCCGCCAGCGCCAGCACCCTGGGCGCCCTCCAGCGCGCCGGGTGCAAGGCCGCGGAAGCCGACAGCTGGCACGGCAAGAGCGCCAAGTTTGTCCGCTTCAACGAAGCCAACGTGGACAGCGGCAAGCGCGAAGTCCGCTGCATCTTGATCACCGAAGGCCCCGGCAACCTGCGCGATCGGAACTACTACACCGCCGACTTTGTGGCCGAGGCCGCCAAGAAGTACAACGGCGCCCGGGCCTACCTGAACCACGCCACCGAAGCCGAGTTTAAGGGTCGCCCTGAGGGCGACATTCGGCAGCTCTGCGGGTACTACAAAGACACCAAGGTCATCAGCACCTTGGACCGCAAGACCGGGATGAACGTGGCGGCCGTGGAAGGCACCCTCTGCCTGGACGAGAGCGCCGCGGGCAACGAGGCCCTGGCAAAGGCTGAAGCCCAGGTCGAGTACAGCAAAATCTTTCCCGACAGCCCCGAGGAATACTGCGGGCTGAGCATCAGCGGTTCTGGCGTGCGCGAAGGCCAGGCCGAGATCAACGGGCAGAAGTGGAATCGCATCGTCGGAGTGGGCCAGGCCGACAGCGTGGACGTTGTGACCCGCCCTGCAAGGGGTGGGGCATTCCTGGCCCTGACCGAGAGCGCCGGCAAAGCGCCGCACTTACCCAAGGAGGAAGCGATCATGCTCAAGAAATTGATGGCCATCACGGCCGAGATCACCGAGGCCACCAAGGCTCTGAGCGAGGCCAAGACCGACGAGGCGCGTAGCGCTGCGAAGGTCAAGGTCGACGCCCTGACCAAGCAGTTGAAGGAAGCCGCGGTCAAGGCCGAGGACGAAGCCGACGTCAAGAAGTTCAACGGCGACACCAAGGACGAGATGGACGAAGCCGACCTCAAGAAGCTGATCCCCCAGGGTGAAGCCGAGGACGAGGCTGCGTACAAGACGCGCCTGGCCAAGGTCAAGGCAGCCAAGTCCATGAAGGCCGACGAGTCCGTGAAAGCGGACATGAGCGCCGACGACCTGCGTACCAAGTTCCCCAAGCTGTTTGAAGCCGTCGCGTCGCGGGTGCGCGAGAGCGAGGCCGAGAAGGGCGAGGACATCAAGGCGGTCAAGACCGAGCTGCGCGAGGCCAAGCTGGAGCTGCAGGTCATGCGCGACAAGGAACTGGCCACCAAGCTGCTGAGCGAGGCCGGGGTGCCGACCAAGCTGATCGGCGTGGGCGACCTGCTGGGCCTGACCGAGGCCGAGATGAAGCGCGAGATCGAGAAGGTGCAAGCCCTGATCGAGGCCGCCGGTGGGCGCGTCTTTGTCCCGGCGAGCAAGGCGATTGCTCCCAAGGGGAGCAAGCTGGCCGAGTCGATCCAAACCCTCAATGACAAGGCTGGCGTTTAACCAGACCTGACGAAAGGAGAACAGCATCATGTCCAGCCCCAACTACAGCTACCTGAGCATCGTCGGCCCCTGGCCGCTGAAGATCAACACCGCGGACACCGTGTACCCCGGCGACATGCTTTACTGGGACGCGGCGACCAAGACCAACCGCCCCCTGACCGACCCGACCAAAGGTGATTTGTTCAGCGGCGTTTCGCTGGGCCAGTACCCCATCTCGAGCAACCTGGACAACGGGGTGGTCTCACCTCCCCCGACCGTCCCTGCGACGATGGGCGACGAAGTACATTCCTTCTTCGGCACCGCGGGCGAGACCCTGACGATGGGTGATGGCGTCTACATCGGCGCAACCAGCCAG